CATTATGATCAACCCAACGCTGTAACATCATGTTGTTCCAATTATACCCTTTCTTATCTTTATCACTGTAGGCTTCTTCTAAGCCAACTTTGTTTTTACTGCCTTTAGTGCGCACGCCTGGAAATGCTGAAAATACATTGTCTGTGGGATCACCACGCATACACTTTTCAAAAAGTATAAACTGTGGGTTAGGAATCTTCTTAGGCTCTTTAGTCTTTTTATCTATGACCGGTTTACCTTTCTTGTCAAAGATACCTTTTAAAGTATGAAGCTCATCGCTGATACCATTGTATTGATTAACATTGTCTGCTAGGAGTTGATAGAAGTCTGTGTCACTAGATATAATAGTGTGATGATCATCTGGGTGACTTTGTATCCAACCGGCTATCAAATCATCAGCTTCTAATTCATTATGTTGTAGCACACTACAGTTAGTCTTTTCTGCGACAAATGTTTTTAAATTATCAAATGTTTCCCAGAATAATTTATCTTCTTCTGCTTCGCTTTCAGTAAGGGCCGCACGGGCTACACTACGGTTTTTCTTATAAGGTTCATAGAAGTCTTTGCGCCAACTACGACCTTCTAAACAGAAGATCACATGATCAGCTTTTTGATCACGCCAACTTTTATTGATTGATGCCAGGGTTACGTGGATAGCAAAACCCAGCTTGTCCCAAGTATCACTTTGGCGATGTGCTGAATGTCTTGCTCTGAAGAATGTGTTTGCTGTGTCTACAAGTAAGTATCTCATGTAGTCATTATACTTTCTATTTTGATTTTTGTCAACTAACTTCTGTTCTACCGTTACCTAAATCTTTACGGTTACTAGCACGGATTTCTGGATCAGCCTGTTCTTGCTCAAAATTTTCTTGTATAACATTACGGCATACGGCTTTGAACCAATTATCTACTATGTCTTGATCTGTTTTACCTTGATATCCAGAACGGATTAAATTGGATAAAAATTTATCATTCCAATCTAACTCAAATGCACCATTACCTGGATTATCTTTATCGATATCCATACTTAATACTTCTACCCAGGGTTCATCACGTTCTGTAGCAAGTTCTTTAGGTGTCTTTTTGACTTTTTGTTCTTTGATAACCGCGGGTTCTGGTTTAGTACCAAACAAACTATTGATTAATTTCTTTATCATATTAGTCCTTGAATAAATCTAACTCTTCCCATGGTAAATTATCTTTACCAAAGTGTCCGTAGTTAGTTGTACTACTATAAATAGGGCGGAATAGGTCAAATCTGTTAATAATGCCTTTAGGTGTTAGGTCTACATTAGTAGTTATCCATGAGGTAAGCTCACTATTATTTCCGTCACTGTCAACATAAACACTCATAGGTTGCTCTACCCCGATAGCATAAGCAAGTTGAACAATAGCATGTGTTGCCCGGCCGCTGGCTACGATATTCTTAGCTAGGTATCTAGCCATATAAGCTGCACTACGATCTACCTTAGTAGGATCCTTGCCGCTAAACGCACCACCACCATGTGGGCAACTACCACCATAGGTGTCAACAATAATCTTACGTCCTGTTAATCCGGTATCACCATCTGGACCGCCAATAACAAAACGACCAGTTGGGTTAATTAAAAATTCTGTTTCATCAGTAATAAGTTCTGCTGGCAATACCGTTAAGATAATTGCTTTTACCTGTTCTCTGACCGTGTCAATATCCGTGTCTGCTGAATGTTGTGTTGAACATACGATCTTAGCGATATGATTAATAGTATAATCATCATTGAATTCGATTGTGACCTGTGATTTAGCATCAGGTCCTAACCAAGTCGCTCCGCTCTTACGGACAGCAGTTAATCGTTCTACAATCTTGTGACTCCAGTAAATAGTTGGCGGCATATAGTTAGGTGTTTTATTAGTGGCATAGCCAAACATAAGTCCTTGATCACCAGCACCAAATGTGTCAGTGCCTAGAGCGATGTCAGCACTTTGGCCATGCATGAGATTTTTAATATCTACAGTAGCCCAATGAAATCCATCTTGCTCATAGCCAATGTCACGGATAACACGACGCACAGCGTTCTCAACTTCCTGATGATTGTAAATACCTTTATATTCGCCAGCGATAATCACACGATTAGTAGTTACTAGGGTTTCACATGCACAACGATAAGCAGTATTGCCTTCACGCATCATTAAATCTAATACCGCATCACTGATAGCGTCTGCTACTTTATCTGGATGTCCTTCACTAACACTTTCACTTGTAAATAGATAGCTCATATTTTCCTTTTATTTGCCCCAACTGTTACCCCAAAGATCAACGTGTAATCTTGGGCTGTAATAATAACCACGACGCATGGCTTCATCAGCTACGTTAAATTTATTACCATCATAGACTTTAACCACACCGCCTACTGGCATAATGTATATAACACCTTTGAACTTGGCCTTACGGTATTCTGATACTGCACGATCTACTTCATCAAAGTCATTTGGACCTTCGACCACAAATTTAAGATAAGTTGTACCAACACGTTCGTAACTCTTAACGATCTCAGGCTTGACTGCATCGGCCCAAGCTTCACCACTTGCTGATAATTTAGCACTAACTGAGAATGTGATCTCACGGCTACCACGATTCCATAATTTTAGATACTTAGCAAAGTCTTCGTGTAGTTCTTGAGTGCCATTTGTTTCGAATGTTAAGTTCTTTAGATTATACATGTCCTTGTGACTTAATAAGTCTGGATAAGCACGTTGCCAACCTAGTAAAGGTTCGCCACCTGTGATAACCAAATGCGTATCATTACCATTGGGCATGATCCAGCTGTTGCTAGGTACTAGATCTAGCATACGTTTAACCACAGCATCAATTTCTAATAAGGGACTAAAGTTCTTAAATCTAGGATCCCAGCTGGCATAACTGTCACAGCCTGTGTTTACTAACGGTAAGTCTTCATATATACGATATTTTGTAGGATCAATGAATTCACGTTCTGTGCTCATCTGTGTACGATCACTCATACCAAAGCCACCACAGGTAAAGTTACAACCAAACGTTCTTAAGAACACACTAGGCACACCAATAAAGCGTCCTTCACCTTGTGCTGAATAAAATATTTCACTGACTTTAAGTTTACTCATCTAAATAATCCGTAAAGATAAATCACACATATAATTGCGTTCAATGACCATAATTCAGGTTTACGCCATAGTATACCTGTTATGATCCAAAGCACACCAGCTAATGACAATATAATAATGTTAAGCGGATACACATCAATACTAGTGAATACCACCCCAACTACGGTGATGATATTAGCTAGCCATCCTATTAGTTTACTATGTTTTGTAAAAAAATGCAAGACTATCTTTCCCAAGGGTAAACGATCCAAACATCTTCTTCGGCTTTGTTTATCTCTACAGCACTATAATTAACCTTACGGCTAAATTTACTGCTTAGGTTATCAAATAACACAGCAAAGCGGACATTGTTACCCCAGACGTCTGCCCAGGCTGGATCATTTGGTAAAGCACCACTTTGCCAATCTTGGATGATCCAATCTAATGTAGCACCAGTATCGTTGATGTCATCTAAGATTAAGATATTTTTACGTAGCACAGGGTCACTGGTTGGTTCACCTGCCGGACGAGGAACTGCGCTAGCATCTATATAGCCAAACGCATCTTCAGCCATCCAACCGTTGCTTTCTCCACCTGTACCATCACGTAGGGCTACTTTTAATGTTTCCATTGGGATATCTAGCATATGACTCATATATACAGCAGGAATAAGTCCTCCGCGGGTAAGTCCTACAATATAGTCTGGTCTCCAATTATCTTTATACATCTGATATGAGATTTTATTAACATATTCACGGATCTGTTGATCATCTACATATAACTTTTTCATCTCATTAACTCCAAGGTCATGATCTTAGCGATAGCATCTACAGCATGCTCATCATCTTCGTGTATGATGTGCATGTTAGTAGTCCATTCATTGCGTGTTTTATCCCAACGTCCTACTTCAAGTATGATACCACCTGTGGCATTGTAGATACGAAAGTTGGTTTCTGGGTTACGCTCAAAGAAGTTTGGTGCATCATTGCGACTCCTAACTGCTACAAGAGTGTCTCTTCGATCATCAACCTCACCCCAATCATCAAATCTCTCTACACCTAACCAACAGCAAATTTTACGTTTTAACCAACGCATGATTATCCTTTATAAGCACGTAAGCTAGAAATCTTATCACCATCAAATGTAATAACATCAACCACTAGTAATTTTGTATCGCCATTGACTAACACTTCAATCTCAGCAGTTACAGTATTACCATCTTCATATAATGCTAGTGGTGTAACAGTGATAGTATCAACAGCATCAAATATAGCTTTGTTTGCAGCTAACATATCAATCTTACCCACTGCTGATCTTTCCCAATCACGCAGGACAACATCATCAGTAAACATTACCGCAAGGCCATCTAAGTTCTTTAGTGAGAATGTTTCAAAGTATTGTGTTGCTGTTTCTTTTAATGTCATATTAAAACTCCTTGTTAAATGCAAAACCAAACTGTTGATTAGTCACACCTGCTTGATTAAGATAGTTGGTTTGATGTTCACCATAGGTAATCAAGTTTAAGTTTTTAGTTTTATACTTGTAATACACGCCCATGTCATACTGCATTGCAGTTGGACTAATGTTTACACGGCTACGATCATATGCTACGTCACCATTGGCAGTCCAACCAATTGGCACGCTGACATCAACAGTACCTTTACTTACTGTTACTGGTTGACTTATAGTAGCACCAAAACTATGTTTTTCTTTAGTATAATCTACTCCCATGTTCCAGCTGTATGATTGTGTAGCACCTACATTAGTAATCAATCCACTAGTCTGTAGGTTAGCCTGTGTAAACCCTACCCATGCGCTACCAAACAAACTCAAGTTTTTATTTAAGTTATATGCACCAGTAAAGTTCATAAACTGTGTATAACTACCACCAACTTCACCCATCATACCTGAGATCTGATTGCCCATCCAAGCATTACGTTCATTCAACACGCCAAAGCCCACACGGTAGTTTGTCTTGTCATTGAACTTAGTGGTATACCCTGACTCAACTAAACCTGTTTGGGTAAACTCATTCATTGACATCCTAACATCATACTGCCCTAGAGCAACTTTACCACCATTGGTGTAGTAGTTTAACTTGTTATAAGGATTGTAGTCTTCGTAAAAGTTTGCTTTACTTATAGGATTAAAAGTACCTGTAGCTCGTTTGGTATTGGCGGTTGATGCCATGTTAACATAATAATCACGACCAAACTCATCTGTTACCATCACTGAACTTAGTGCACCAACTGAAGCTAATCCGCCTGATGTGCTAGTTGAAAACCCACCACCAAGTGAGACTTTTCTACCTGTTGTAGGAATACCTACTACACCATATGGACGAGTTGCTTTTTCTAAATCTAATAGACCTGCACCCATTACATCTTTATCATAATTTACTAGATCTTTATTAGCGGTAGCTGTTAAAAGTTTAACGATATTGCTACCAGTCATCTGTGGCCATTGTTGATGGATAATAGCTACAGCACCCGAAACTACTGCGGCCGCTTCACTAGTACCTGTTGAAATATTATATACATCCGTACCAGTTTTACCAGCAGAGAATGCATTGCCTGGTGCTAGGATATAAAAGTCACTCATACGATATTTGTCATTACATGTACCAGCAACAATATTAAATCCCTGGCATAAGTGTCCAGCTTGATTACTGTAACTAGCAATACTATTGGTATTAATATCATATGCTCCAACAACTAGCATCTGTCCATTTAAATATAATGTTCCATCTGGACGAGTAGCATAAGCCATTGGGGCAGGGTTCTGTGGATATCTCAATCCACTATTACCAGCTGAGTTAACGATGACCATTTCACTTGAGCCCAATGCTGCCGCCCAGGCTTTAGGATCTTCATTGTTATAAAATCCAGTTGCACGCTTACCAGTGTAATAGTTTGTTTTATAAGCGGCACTGCTATTAGCCCAAGATCCATCGTTCAGTTGATAAAAAGTTTTTCTAGACGCATTATCATATACGCTGTTGGCACTGATATTAGCTACATCTGCACCAATGGTAACACCCCAGGCTATAGCTTGACGAGCTTGGCTAAAGCCATAAGAGGTATTATCAGTGACTTTAGCAATAGCCAGCATGGCATCTGGCGCTACACCAGCTACCCCAACACCATCCCAATTGGCTGCAGCGATACTGGCCATTCTAGTACCGTGACCGACGTTATCATTGATTCCAAATTTAGATCTAACAAAGTCCTTAGTATCAGTGATACTGTTTAAAAACTCACTGTGTTTGGCATTGATACCACTGTCAATGATCAAAATCTTAGACCCTAAACCAGTATAACCTCTGCTCCATGCTGAACTAGCGTTAACTACACGTAGATAGTCATCATTGGATTTGCCTGCACTGATTCCGTCTGCGGTATATTCTGCTGTGGCATACGGTGACAGGTTAATCCCTGGTCCAGTTGGTGTTGGCGCAGTGACTACGGGAGTAGTTGCTGGCGCGGGTGTGGTTACTGTTACCGTCGGTGTTGGCCCGTATACGATCAACATTTGTCTTGCCTGTTCAGCTAGTATTGCGGCCCTAGCCGCGTCTGCTCTGGCTGTTGCAGCCGCTTTAGCCTGCGCAACCTCTTCTGCTGGTGTCAAAGCAAATGCCTGATGACTGATCAACGATCCTGCTAGTGTTAATGCTAATAATATTTTTCTAAGTTTCATTTCTTTCCCCTTATCTTGGAGCAAATTCTTGTTGAAGTTTCACATTATCCATAAACTCTTTCTTAGTACCAGGATCAGTATTAAATGCTCCTTTGAGTACTGTGGTCTGAGTCAATGAACTATGTGCCATGATGCCTCTGTTCTCACAACATCCATGTGTTGCTTGGATGTAGACTGCTACGTTTTCACTGCCAGTGGCTTTCATGATTTCTCTGGCGATGTCGTTACATAATTCTTCTTGTAAAGTTCCACGACGAGCACACCATTGGGCGATACGAGTATACTTAGACAGACCAATGAGCTTTTGTGCGGCAATGATACCAATATATGCTACACCTGCAACTGGCTGGTGATGATGACTGCACATACTACGAAGTTCACTGCGCACAACCAACATACCTTCATATCTATCCTCGCTGTCATTTGGAAAAGCTGTTGCATCTGGTGCTGGATCATAGCGTCCTGCCATGATCTCATAGATGTACATTTTTGCTAGTCTATGTGCTGTGCCCTTTGAATTTGGGTCATTCTCGCGATCAATGATCAAACTATCTAACACACCTTCAAATTTGGTAGTTAGTTCGTTGATCAATTCATCTTTTTCACTGTCTAAGATGTGCGCTGAGATATTATCTCCAGCCCAAAATCTAGTATTACTTGCTTGAATACGTTCGCGGATGCGTTCGCTTATTACTTTATCGTTCATTCTTGTCTCCGATGTTAACCCAGTGGATTGGGATATGTTACTAGTATATAGGTTATTTAGGTCGTTGTCAAACTATTTGATAATAATAATTTCACGTAGGTTGGGATATTGTTTTGGTTTGGGTTCTTGATCGACGGTGGGTAATAGTTCTAATGCTTGAACTGCTTCTTCGATAGTTGGACGATAATGATATCCGATACGGAATGTCTTTTGATTTTCCCAAGGACTAATACTTAGATCGCGACCGTCGTAGCATTGGAGTTTGAGCACATCATATACTTCTACATCATCGGTGAGCACAGCACCACCACGCCCAATTGCCAGGGGTTTATCATAACCAAAACTCAAACATTGTAGCATGCCTGCGCGATACATACCTTGTTTTAATAGTCTAGCACTATCCCAAACTCGTGTACCGGTAAGCTGATATTCGCCCAACCATTCAATATCGGTATAATCAAACGCAATATCTAATTTATGTAAGGTCATTGGCACACTGAGATATGTATGGGCCGGAATGGAGCAACGCTTTACACGATCAACTCGTAAGCAAAGTTCGATAGCATGAGTACAGCAATCTGTCATGACTGCGTAAGGAGCACCTGTGAACTGAGCTAGTGCAGATTCAAACTCTGAGATCTTTTCAAATCCCATTACTTGATATTTTCTAAGAGTTTAGTTGCAGAAAAGAAATCTTTAGTTAACAATTCTGCATTGGCACGAACTAAAGATAGTGTGTGTTCATAATTTTCTATATGATAAACGATCATATCTATAACTTCAGATTTATGTGCCAAATAACTATCCCATGATTCTGTATACACACTTGGATATTTAAGGATACCTGTGTACATTTCACTATAACTTAGTCGATCTGGTACTAACGGCACAGCATCAACTAGTGCGCCCTCATAGCAACTGATACCTAGTGTTTCTTGTAGGTTAGCACTAAACACAATCTTAGCTTGACCTAATAAGGTATGATACTCATCTTTAGTTAGTTGTTGATCCTGACAAACAATCCATTCATATTGTGGTAATGCCTGTGCTAGATCACGGAATATCTCTACTTGTTTTTCTGGTGCTAGACGATGTGGAAATAATATTAGATCACGCTTGGGTAAGTTTTTATATGGTTCTAATGCCCCGGGCATATATTCCATTGGCCAGCCTGTGCGTAAAATCCTGCCTTCAAACATCCAACGAGGACACTTGAATAAATTAAAACAGAACATGTGTATATGGAAGTCTGTAGCAAAGTAATTGTAATCTATAGCATGAAAGAATGCTTTTTCACTATGACGGACCCAATCAGCATCACCAATCAAGCGCCCCAAGAAGTCTTGTGGGTCATAACTACCAGCGTGCCATAGTGCGTGTATCTTAATTTTTACATTAAGGAGTTCTGCCATATACTTAAGGTTAATAATACCAGGATGCCAAGCATCAGTGAACAGAAAGTGATCGCCATCAACAACCGTGCCGCTTGTAAACAATCTGGCAATTTCTTCCACTTGTCGGGCTTTATAAATGTTTGTGCCACCAAAGTTAAGAAAAGCGCCAGGAGTAGTAGCGTCAGGTATGTCGGTAGGTCCTTGGATAACTGTAACAGCATGTCCCGCCTCCTCTAATAAACTAGGTACATGAGTCTTCCATTGACCAGTGTACCTTGTTTCTACTGCTTCTAGATCAACTAGAAATACAGTCATTATTATCCTCGATTTTGTTTGTTGTAGACAATGCCATTACGGGCTTGCCATTGTTGACGTTTTTTACGACGCTCCTGCCATTCTTTATACTCTACTGAACGATAAAGATCGGCCTCGTCATACTTGATCATACGGAAACGACAGTAGTTACACCATGCGTCTAAGTCATTGAAAATTTGACGAACTTCTGGGGTCATACGTAGATATTTGTTTATCCAAGTTGGATTTGCCACGATAATTTCTCCTATACAGTGACAGATTGATAAGGACGAGTACAGTTGTACTCAACATAACACCCATTTTCGCCATCTTCGGATACTTCTATCCAAACATCACGATTGGGATACTTTGCAGAGATCTGTGTGTACAAATCATCTGCGATCATCTCACAACTTTTATAATCTAGTTGTAATACTGTATTTACATATAATGATTCCAACCAGCGTTTAAATTGTATAAACTCTAATTCACGATCATCATGGAATACATCAATAGCTACACGGAAGTGGAATATATGACGATGTGGACTAGCTAGAAATGCTACATCTGCTAGTTTAGGATCTGTGGCGGCTGCTGGAAAACAATGGATACCTTCACGCTGGAAAGTAACCCATATTTTCTTTTGGCTGGCTTTAATTACTCTATCTATCTTTTCACGTTCTTCTAATATCATTTTATAATCTCATCTTTACCGTATTGATCCCAATCAGTAAAGCTCTCTGTTGTTGTTAAATCACGTAAGCGATGACACCAAACACCTGGGTTTGAATGATCAAAGTCCAGATCGTCTAGCTTAATTGTAGCATTATATCCTAGCTGTGTCAAGTATGGAAGTTTAACCGAAATTTGTGGAATAAATCTACGATGACCGATAAATGTACACTCTAGCACACCCTGCACTACACTAACATCAAAATCTAGGGTACACCATAAGCCTGCGGTCAAGCATTGATCAATCATACGTTCCCACGGACGCCATGCGTCGGCATCATCTGTGGCTAACCTAGGAAAACTTTGATTAGCACCAAAATAAATGTGTTTACAATCTTTTTCTTTAGCCAATGCGATGATTTCTTCTGCAGGTTTTACACCTACTACAAACAATGTCATCATTCCGTAAGCAGGAGTCCGTTCAATCTCTACACCAATGAACAATGTTATGTCTTCTTTTACACCATCAGTATAATCACGCTTCATTTGTATTCTTCTAGTTGTTTAAGGGTTTTTCCGATATCACGTTTAAGTCCTAATTTTTCATGTTTGATTTTACCAAGGTATGCATCATCTAGGTAATGACTATATCCGTCTTTAATTTTCTTTTCTAGTTCTGCGTGACGTTCTTCTAAATGTTTAAGGTGATGTTGCAATTTTTCCTTATTCACATTATTCTCCTAGTTCGTTTTCTAAGTTATCTAAATTAGCTTCATCTAACCCACTGTCGTCTACATGATGTTCTTCTGATTCGTCACTTTCAAATAGATTATTATACATAGTACCAGCATTAACGGCCTTGTCACCAGTGGCACCACGTGTTCCCCTGATGTCTTGGAAGTATGCGCTGTAATATTCAATTAATGCTAGTGCATCTTCTCTATTATTTACTGCAAAGATTAAATCAACAATCTCACGGAAAGTATTTGTTCCGTAGTTTCTAGGGGTTTTCTTGTCGGCAGTTTCACTGTGCATCATAGCTGGCATAATACCAAGATCATATTCTTGATTAGCTGTTTGTACTGCGGTTAAATGACTCCAAACATTATGCCCCATTTGTATAGCATAACTGAAACTATCCCATGAAGTTTTGCCGACCTTGTTAATCTTATTTAGGTCTGGTGGACTAGTATAGTGATCTAAATTGGTCACATCAAACTTTACACCTTCACCTAGTTCCGCCTGTGTCTTGCGTACACCATCTTTATAGATACAAATATCTTTAATAGTACAACGTTGACTTATTGGGCTCTCTGTAAATGCCTTGAATAAGTTATCTTGTAACACTGCATCACGGAATCGGCGTGTGTCTGTAGCATACTTTTTATCGTCTACACTTGGTACCATACGATAAGTCCATTTGCTTTTGTTTTCAATTTCTGTCTGGATATAAATTTGTCCGTTGGCACTGGCCAAGAATGGACTAGCACAGTCAAAGCTCACCGTAAAGTTTGGATTATGGTATCTACGTACAGCCCGTTGGATATCTGTTAATAAACATGCCCACTCGAGTTTACTTGTACCCAAGAAGTGCATCCAATCATGTAATCCCTCTTGTAATAATCCATCAAAGCGTAAGGCTACTAAACGTTTAAGAATCAAATGAACATCGCACATGTTTTGTCCACCCATAGCCCAACCATTGAATGGTTTGTCATATTGATTGGGATCACAGTATTTCTTCATGCGTTGATACCAATCTTCTGCTTCACCGTGATTCTCACCTTGTAATACGTTTAAGAACTTACAAGCACCTGTGCGGTTAGCCATAAAGTAATCATTATTGATATAAGTACCTTCAACGGCTTCCATATAAGTAGTAATGCCTGTGGCTTCACGGCCTGCTGGACTACGACATACCCAAGCTGGAATATCTAAAATCATACCATAGTCCATATAAGCATCCATCCACTTGAGCACTAGCTCACGTTTCTTTTGTGCTTTAGGACACGAAGGATTCTTCCAGTCACCTTCCCAAACACCCTTACCAATCTGGAAACCACCACTGTCACCTAAGACAAAACTACGGCTACGATCACGATTACGTATCATATCTTCTCTTGGACTAACTTTAGTAGTATCCAATTCGGCATGCCCTGCTGAATATAGTGCCCAATGATAAGGAAAATAAGCGGCATCTGGATTTAACCAGTTAAGCCCTTCAATACCATTTTCAAAATCTGCTGGAATTCGTGCTGGATCTACATACGTGGGATCATGTCTTTGTTTACCTACATAGGTAGCATAAAAGCCCGACAGTGCTGGTAAGAATACAGCATAGTCTAGCTGCTTTGCGGTTAAATTATCACGTTCCATAAAATTTTACTCGATTAATTAGTTCGTAGTCTTGTTTGAAATGTTCTTTTAATTTTAACATATACTCAGGATTTTCAGCAACCAAGTTGGCATATTTGATTTTAATTGTTGCACGATCGTCACTGTGACTGGCGTTATACGCATGAGCAATATTAACATTGGTTAAATATCCACGAGCAATCATCCAACTTGACAAGTTTGATCTTAAATTTTCATCAACCTTTATAAAAGTTGCGTTGGATAAATCTACCCCTGTTA